GGTCTTTGATTCGGAGCGATCTGGCGGCCGGAAGGTTGCCGTTCACGAATACCCCTTCCGTGATGACGTGTGGCCCGAGGATATGGGCCTTGCCGCCCGCGACTTCCGCATCCACGGCTTTTTGGTCGGGGATGACTGTACGGCGCAAGAAGACGCGATGCATGCGGTGTGCGGGGTCAAGGGACCCGGCATCCTCATTCACCCGACCCTTGGCGCCATCACCGTTACGCTGACCCGCTTCTCCTCCTTCATCTCCTGGGAGCGAGGCGGTGTCGTCGAGCTTCAATTCCAATTCGTGCGCGGCGCGACTTCCGCGATCTTTCCGAGCGCCGTCACCGATGCGCTCTCTGCCATCGGGAATGCGGCTGACGTGACCGCCCTCGTTGCATCTGGCGACTATGGCGCAGCGCTTGCCTTAGTTAGCGCGACCGGTGGCTCATTCGCCGCGACGGTGGCTGGCTTGACGGGCGCATCGACTGCCGCGGTCGCTGGGTTCATTGACACTGCGACAAAGGTTGCGGGCGATGCAGCGCTCGTCACCAGTGCGGTGAGCGGCGTCGTCGGGAACTACGGGCGCTATAGCAACGGCAACCTATCGGGTAGCCAGAACTCGTCCTCAACGGTGGCCTCTGTGCTCTCAGATGTCACGTCGGCGCGCACCGTGATCGCAACCGCCTCAACAGCGGCTTATTCCTTGGCAGGCTTGATATGAGCGGCAGCACCACGACGGCGCTGACAACGGCAGCCGCCAACCTCTTCGCTGGCCTGGTCACGCTAACCGAAGCGATCCGCGCCACGGCGACTGATCCAGCCGTCCAGATCCGCCTCCTGACCGAACTTGCCACCTATTCTCCTGCGGAGGATCCGACTTACACGGCGGCAGCCTGCCGTCGCGCTGCACTGATATCGCTGTGCCGCGCCTCATCGAACTACGCGCCGTCCTCCTATCAGGATGCGGTCTCGATGCGGGCGCAGATTACCTCTCTTCTGGATTCAGAGATCATCATCGCGGCCGATCAAGGCGCGACGGCGACCTACAACGCGTTCCGCGCGCTGCGTTTTCAGGTATCGAACGATTTGACGACCAAGGCCGGATCGCTACCGTCGATCGTCGTCGTGACGAGCCCCGCGCCGATGCCGGCCCTTGTCATGGCCTATCGCCTCTATGCCGACGCGAGCCGCGCCGACGATCTGGTTGCCCGAGCTAACCCCGCCGATCCGAATTTCATGCCAGTCTCCTTCGAAGCGCTAGCCTCATGAGCCTCCTCCGCAGGACAATCCAGGCTATCGGGCTTGGGCGAGGCACAACCCCAGCGACGGATGGCGGAAAAATCCGCTCGGTGCAGATGAAATTCCCCACGCTCGGGAACACTGCCGATGGCGTTCCTTTGATGCAGCATTATGGCTTCGCTAGCCGACCTCATGCGAGTTGCGACTATACGACGGTCGCCATGGCACATGATCCGGGCAAAACGGTCGCAGTCGCATCTAACGATCAGCGCTACCAGTTTCCGCTCGCGGAAGGGGAGAGTGCGATCCATGATGACCAAGTTCAGTCTGTCCACATTCAACGCGACGGCATTGCATGGACCGACAAGTTTATGAACTCGATAACGAGTGGGGCATCCGGATTCAACTTCACCGACAAATGGGGCAATAGCTTCGTGACTGGGGCGGGAGGAGTGACCATCACCTCTTGCACTGGCGTAGTCACGGTAGACAACGAGATCGCTGGAAGCTCTGAGGGCGGGACTGGCGCCTCCTTCAGTGGCGTCATCAAGTCTTTGCAGAACGTCATAGCTAACGTCGGCGCGGCGCAGGTCGGACTCGCCACGCATACGCATAGCGATGCTGGCGGCAGCGGCAACTCCGGACCTCCGGTGCCAGGCACATAAATGGCAGACATCCGCTTAGTCTGGAATGAAAAGACCGGATATTGCGACTGGTCAGTCGCGATCGACGATCTCGACACGACCGATGACCTAGAGACCGCTGTTCTCCTCAGCCTATTCACTGATGCGCGCGCGCCCGACAGTCTCAATATCTACTCGAAGGATCGCCGGGGCTGGTGGGGCGACACCTATTCGTCAACTCCTACGGGATCGCTGCTCTGGACGCTGGAGCGCGCCATCAAAAGCGATGGCGTCGAAGTTCTCCGGCGCGCTGAGGGCTACTGCACAGCGGCGCTTCAATGGCTCATCGACGACGGTGTTGCCCAGACAGTGACTGCGGCTGCCTCTTGGTATTCGCAGACCAATCTCGGCGTTTATATTGTCATCACGCAGCCAGACGGCACCGTGAATAGATATTCTTGGGTCTGGAGTACGTTCTAAATGCCTTATTCCAGACCTTCTCTTGATGACCTAATCAATCAGGCTACGCAGGATGTCGTCGACGCACAGATCACCGATCCGCAGACAAGCAACATCCTAGTCGGCCTTCTACAGAAGGCGGTCTTGCGCGTTTTGCCGACTGTTTTGGCCGGTCTCACCTACGGCGAGTATGGCTACGTCGACTGGCTTTCGAAAATGTTCGTGCCGTGGACCGCGGAGGATGAATACCTCTATGGCTGGGCCGCGCTCAAGGCCGTTTATCAGAAGGATGCCACGGCAGCTACGGCCACCTTCAACATCGCCTCTGGCGCTACGAATGGGACCGTTCTGCCGGCCGCTACTATCATCACGCGCGGGGATGGGGCCGTCTACACGACGACCGCAGCAGAGACGGTCTCCGGCGGCGCAATTTCTGCGCCAATTGTCGCATCCGTTGCTGGTTCTGCCGGCACTATCGTGTCTGGTGCTACGCTCACGATCGCGTCTCCGATTGACGGCATCCCCCCGACCGGAACCGGCACGCCAGTGACTCCCGGCACGGACCAAGAAACGGACGACGATCTTCGGACGCGGATGCTGCTCGCCTATGCGGCGCCACCGCAGGGCGGAGACCGGGCCGACTATGTTCAGTGGGCTGAGGCCGTTTCCGGCGTCACGCGCGCCTGGGTTGCCCCTAACCAGATGGGCGCTGGCACTGTTTCCGTTTTCTTTATGATGGACGACGCGGAATCTGCCTTTGCTGGATTTCCGCAGGGCACAAACGGCGTCGCGACGAACGAGCCACGAGATGCGGCAGCGACTGGCGATCAACTGACGGTCGCCAATGCGATCTATGATGTGCAGCCCGTCACGGCACTCGTCTATGCCACTGCCCCTACGGCAATGCCCACGAATTTCTCTATTACACTGGTCAACAATACTGCGGCAGTGCAGGCAGGCGCCGAAGCCGCTCTTACCGATATGTTTCTTCGCCTTGGCAATGTCGGTGGCACGACCGACCCGACGACCGGTGATGCATGGGACCCGATTGATCCATCTGACTGGTATGCCGCGCTGACTGCGGTATCTGGAATCGGCCGATTTGTTGTGAATTCTCCGACGTCTCCGATTTCTCCGAGTGCTGGGCAACTCCCCACACTTGGCACTTGCTCGTGGCCCTAACCGATGGCAGCACCGTCCTACGTCGTAGCCGATTATGAGGCTACGCTGGCAAAGCTCGCCCCGACTGGGCGCGCATGGCCACCCGACGCGGCAACCGTGGTCCAGCAGTCCCTTGCATCTCTAGCCCCGACCCCATTCCGCGCTTACCAGCGCGCCACGAACCTCCTCACCGATGCCTTCCCGTCTACCGCTGACGAGCTTCTGCCGGAGTGGGAAGCGTCCCTGGGGCTGCCGGACCCGTGCGCTGGGGAGTCGCCCACGATTGCACTGCGTCAGGCACAGGTAACGGCCCGTTTCGTCGCTGGCGGTGGCCAAAGTATCGCCTACTTCGTGAACTTCGCCGCCACACTCGGCTACGACATCACCATCGATCAGTTCTCCCCATTTCGGGTCGGCACCAGCACAGTAGGCACTCCGCTTTACGGCGTCGCCTGGGCCTTCGCCTGGCAGGTAAACGCGCCGCCCATCACCGTCGAATACTTTACCGTAGGCGAAAGCACGGTCGGCGAGCCGCTAGTGACCGTCATCGGGAACACGGTTCTTCAGTGCGAACTTCAACGTCTCGCGCCGGCACATACCACAGTCATCTTCAGTTACTCCAGCTAAGGCGAGCGCATGTATCGCATTGACAATTCGACGGCGGCGACATCGCTTCCGACGCCGGCCGCTGTTGGCCCAAATCCCAACGGTTTCTTCACGAATGGATCGCCCGGCGTCGTGCCCGCGACGGTCGTCGATCAGGATTGGGCGAATGCCGTTCAGGAAGAAATCGCGGGCGTCATAACTAACGCTGGCATTACCCTCGACAAGACCAATCGCGCGCAACTTACTGCGGCAATCGCCGTG